TTTTTATGTTGAGCATCCCGAAGAGGGTTGGAGAGTATATTTACGTTCAGCTGTCTTTATTCACGATCTAGAATCAAATGATCTTAAAAAATTTGTTGTTGTGAAAAAAACAGGGACGAAGACGTATGCACCTACATGGGAACCTCCTAAGGGACAGATGGAGGGCAAAGATGGTCTAGCCCATCCTCGTACGCATCTGTTAAAAATTATTGAAGAGAATGGTCGGCGCGAAGTTGAAGAAGAGGCTGGCTTAGATAAATTACAAAATATGCAACACACTGGTCTAGTCTTTCAAGGTGCAGAAAAAGATTATCAGCCTAATACATATTTTCAATATCACATTTTTAGAGCATTTATTAAACCTGGGCAATTTGAAAAGGCGGAAAAATATTTTCAGTGGCGCAAAGATCATCCTGCAGCTGTTGCAAGAATGAAACGCGATCGCAGAGAAAAAGATGCTATTGCCTGGTTTGATCCACGGAAAACACGTATGATGGGACGTTGGTCACCTGCAATTGTTGCTATGTATTTGAATGCTTTTACTTAATTTAATAGGCTTTAAAATTTACTATAAAATAACACTAGCAGACTATAATGTATTATTTAATAAAAATAAATGGCATATATGATATATTATGCGCACTTAGTATTTTACATTATGTAGATATTCCATATTTGAATACAATTCATTTGAATATGATAGAAAATAATGAAAATAATCTTATCTTTAAGAGGTATTTTGCTTATTGGATACTTACATATGGCTGTATGCGTTTAACAAAAGATAAAAAAATGATAAAAATATCTTATTTCATTGAAGCAATATGTTTATCAAATGAATTATATTTTACAAATGATATTCATATGTATAAAGCATTGTTTGTAATAATTGTTTCTTTTTTTACAGGAATCATTATTTAATTACACTGACCAGCCCTGTCCTTAATTTGAAGAAATTTCCCCTGTGTAAGAATTCTACTCGTGATATTCATGGTTTCAAGCTCTTGTAGCAAGAGTTTGTAAGCATATGGAATCTGGATATTTGCAAATCCTGTCCTATTTCCACACGATCTACATTCCCAAATACCCTCTCGCTGATTTGCGACAGCAATGAGTCCGCACTCACGACACGTCCAGCATCGGAATCCATCTGAACATTCCATAAGCCTCTCCTTTGTAAATTCTGTAATACCATGAGCAAGAACAGCATCACGCTCCATCTCGCCAAAACGGAGACCGCCCTCGCGTGCGCGTCCTTCCGCCGGTTGCCGTGTCAACATAACAAGAGGACCAGATGCACGAGAATGCATCTTGTCAGCTGAACAATGCCTTAGACGCTGGTAAAAGCAAGGTCCCATAAAGATCTTTGTCTCCATTTGTCGCCCTGTGTATCCATTATAGAGAATCTCATTACTATAAGGCTCAATACCATATTTCAAGAGTGTCTCCGCCATCCATTCAAGTGTTATGCCATTAAATGGGGATCCATCTCCAATTCCACCTGCTTCGCAGCAAATACGACCCAAGAGAGTTTCCATGAGCTGCGCTATCGTCATGCGCGATGGAATACAATGAGGATTGATGATGATATCTGGTATAATCCCAGAACTAGTCTGGGGCATATCTTGGGGATCCAGGATCATACCACAGGTTCCCTTCTGACCATGTCTTGATGAATTTCCTGTCCATACACATCGTCCATTGCGTCTTACAAGGAATACTTCTGAAGGTACTCGCAAACAATAGACTTTTCCATCATAATCTCTAATAACCTCCTTTTGTCCACCCTGTGTCTTTGAATGCCCATGATTTAATGTAGGGCGCAAACGTGTTTTACGAATTTGAACAGTCCATGAATCAACAGTGCTAGTAATAGTCCTGCCATCTTTTAACTGTGTTGTATTGCCTGGACCTGCTCGTTTTACATAATATGCTGTCCAACCACAGTGTTGCGCAAGACGCTGTACATCATCGCGTAATTTTACTGAACTTGTAAAATAATGACAAGAAATTGTTGTTTCATGTCCATCGCCAAGCAAAAGTCCCGCCAAAAGTATGCGAGATTGACGAGCACTTAGATCCCATACCCAAGAGGGTAGTGATTTATGAATAGCACCTACACTATATTCTGAAAGATATTCAGTAATATCCTTTTCATTAATGTACAACTTTTTATTAATCTCTCTAAAATTACAATTCCATCCAAGAGTCATTAAATCTTCCATCAATGCATGTTGCACACGAGGTTTATTTGCAGCAATTTCAATGCGTTTTGTGTAATTTTTCTCACTAATAGATGTCCAACCTTCTGCAAACCATATTCCTATAAAGCGTAAGAATGCATCAGCATATTCACCTGTAAAATGATGATCAAGAATATCAATTGGTATATCATTGCCTACAATGGGTCCATCACATTGAAATCTTACACGCTTTCCTACAATATTCTCTGCAGTAATTAATTCATATACATCTGAATCACGTTTTTGTACCCACATACGATGATTGAGTGTTGTATGTAAGCTTATACCTTGTGTCTCTACTTCATACATCTTACCTGTATGATCAAAGACAAGTGTCTCAAGAGGTGTAACATATTCCATGTTTCCAGTATTTCTATTGAGTTGAGCAACTTTGTCATCAAGAGTTACATCAGTAATAGGAACCCAACCTCTTTCCTTTGTTAGAACATCATGATCAGCAGTTAGACAGAATTTATCACCTATCTCCGGCATACGATCCTGTCGCACTCGTATCTTCACAAAAGAATATCCCTCGCCATTCCTGTTTTTGAAAATCTTATCAATATATCCCCACTCATTATTTCGTGGCATCCGTGACACATCACGAAATCGCTTTGTCCCCGCTGGTAGAACCATGCCTGTTGGAACACGAAGAGGAACTACTTTACCAATAAGAATATCATCAGAATCAACATATGTATTTTCTGGAATAAATCCATCGGGTCCAAGCTTGTCATAATTTGCATGTTTCATTTGCCGCGTAAATGCTGGATCAGGACAATCAAATCGCTCTTCCTCTCCTGAACTCTGATTCTTCTTTTCTTCATCTTTGTATGTTCGGTAAAAGATTGAACGAAATCTTCCACGCTCTAACGATGCCCTGTTAATCATGATTGAATCCTCTTGATTATAACCACTATATGTCATAATTGCTACAACAATGTTTTCTCCTGATGGCATTGTCTGTAGTCCATAGAATTTGCTCATAAATGGTGATACGAGTGGTACATTTGGATAACAGAGGACGTGGGACATTGCATCGTAGCGTTCTCTATAGTTGAGCGCATAGACACCCATTGCCTGTTTACCCATCGCGCAGTTCCCAACGATAGTGCTATTAGTCGTCACGAAGGTGTGATTGTCGTTGAAAACCGTAATATCAGCAATATTTACATTTTTATGGGGTTCTACAGAGAGCAGAGGAATGAAGATAGTTTCACCAAGACACCGCACCTTTGACAGCCACTCAGTCCATTTTGTATATGGAATCTTTTCTTCAGAATGAGCCTTTAGAAATTCCATAACAATTGCGCTTGCTGAGTTTTTATGCTCATCATAGCGATATCCAATTGATTTCCAGAACTTCATAAGCGTCTTTACACCGTTTTCCATCTTATATCTAAGACGAATACGACTATCACTTATTTCTTCATCTTCACGCATATGTACAGATATACCAAAGTTACTAAATAACTTAATAATTTGCATCATATATTCTCTTAGTTTATCAGCAATTTCAGGGTGTGCTTGTTGCGATGTTTGCTCACATCGTGCATAACATGACAGACCACTATTTGTTATAGTAATCCTACAGCCATCTCCACCTTGAAATCCTCCTAGAAATTCCCTCTTCGTCATAAGAGATCCATTCATAATCCACTCTGGAACAGGAAGCTGTGCAGTCTCCGTCTTTTTCCCAAAACTTGCACCCAGTGCAATAAGAAGTGTAGGCAGAGGACCGTTGTGTTGAACAAACCATGTATGCCGCTGTCTTCCATCAAGAATACGAAGACTTTCTCTAACACTTACTTCTGGAAGTTTAAGAGTAGCCATATCTTTCTCAAAGATATTTGCCGAGAGTATGCCTCCAAAATGTGCTTGAAATTGTGGAAGAGAATATGTATATGTTTTATTTCCAATAGTCTTTGTCTTAATATATACATTTAGTGATCCATCTGTACAAGCAAGACCACATATACGAGCCAAGATAGGTACATGTGAATGATCACTATAAAGTGGCAGAAGTCCAATTGCTTTCAAAGTTTCAATATGTGATTCAAGCATACTCTTATGAATTCCTGCCTCTGTACCTTTTGTAAGAACAGTCTCTTCATCTAAGATGATTGTACGATCAACATAAATTGACACTGGATCAGGTCCAATATTGATTGCCATTTGATGTTTTGTAGAGTCAAGTTCATCTACACGAATCGGTCCATGATCTGTCATAAAGCAATGATCTTCTGTAGCAATAACTTCCCTATTGCCACTAATATTTACTTTATATATTTTTTTATCAGTAGAGCGAACATATTGATAACATACTCGTGAAGTAGATGTTTCATGAGTATCACGATCTACTGTAACAACTTCATCGCCAACCTCTACATCACAAATACGCTTTTCAGTTCCATTTGCCATGCGAACCTTTTCACCAACCCACAGGCATTGATACGAGTTTCTCGGTGACTGATTGTGATCAGGAAAAGGAATATTGGAAGCAATGGTTCCCAGAATTGTACTGGGATGAATTTCACAATGTGTAGTACTCACATCCTCTAGGGCTTTCTCAGGAGTCATAGCAATATATGCTCCTTCAGATTCTCCAGAATCAATATATTCAAT